CGCTTGTTGTCGGTCGGTAGATGGCGATGACGAGGTAGTTTGACTCCTCGTTCCACCACTGCATTGTCACTCCGTGTTGGTGCTTTAGTAGGACCTGTGGTTCTAACCGCATGCTTCCTTTCTTTGTATCCCCAACCTCCGCAGGCTGGGCAAATTTCGATCTCTGATTGTCCGTTGACATATCCTCTGCCGTTGCATACCTGACATGTCATTCATCGTCGTCCCTGATGTCGTCGAACTGAATCGGCGGCTTACGTTTGCCTTTACCTTTCCATTGACTTTCGATGTCGACGCCTCGCTTGAACCAGAAGTGCTTTGCACCTCGCTCAATGTCCTCCGCAAGTGCCTCCAGGGAATCCCTGCGGTGAGTTTGTGTTTGGTTGTTCTTCATAAAGCTATGTATTCGGGCACGTCCTTCGGAACTGCGTAGCTGGAGTAGCGAGGAGCATTTGTAACCAGCCAGTTTGCGACGGTAGCACCGCAGGTGATTTTGGCTGCGTGGGTGCAAGACTTGTTGACGATGAAAACAAACTTCGGCTTAGGCCTGAGCTGAGCCCAATCAATGCAGAAGTAGTGAGCCATGAGCGGATACCGAAAATCCTCTGCGCAGGTGAAGTCTTCCTTGGTCAACTGCCTGACCTCAACGCGGTAGTCGGGAGTGCCGTCATCCTTAAGAACCCAAATGTCACCTTTGTCTTCCTCCTTGCTGGAGTCGCGCATTTTGTCACCATCAACTTGCAACTTGTGACCTTGTTTCTGGAGATACTCGGCAACGACCTTGACGCTGTTGACGCTGTGGTCAAACTTTGCCTTGAAAGCTGCATATGGCTCTCCCCTGCTCTGAACGAACCTATCGTTAATCATGGTGCAACCCGAAAAGCCGGGTGAGTTGTTGTGTTAGTGCTGCGACGTCGGAAGCTTCAACCATGTGGTCTGGGACAATTTCATCGACCGAAGTTTCCGACGAGTGAGTGTCATGGATGCTGTCTGTCTCAGGTCGCTTGATGCGGATGACCTCACCACCTCGATCGCGAATAAATTCGGCTTCATATGGGTAGCGAACGTCGTCAATTATGAACACGTTGACACCACGTTCTCGCATCTCCTGGTAGCTTTTGAGCCATTGCTCAACAAAAAACATCGAGCCGTGTCGCGACTTGAAGAAGTCCGCTAGGTTTTGCAGCGACACTCGCACCTGACATTTTTCCTCATCAGTCAAAGGACCCGTAATGAGGTGCATTTTGTTTTTCAGGTAGTCGGAAATCCCAAGTCGCGCTGCTTGATACCCACACCTGTCGTAGCCGCTGCATAGGTAGTTCGCTGCTGTGGTTTTGCCACTGCGTTTCTTTCCCGTAAGTCCAATAATGATGTCTGTTCTCCTTGCCATATCAAAAAGCTGGTTTGCTGACGTATTCTTCCTTTGCTTCAGCTGCCTCAAATTGTCCGTTCCAACGAGTCCACTTGAGACATGTGGATCCTTCGCCTCCGTGCCTGTTCTTTTTCACAAGCACGTTGATTAATGCTTTGTCATCGGGGTCATCAGCCAGGAAGGTCACGGTGTCGGCATCCTGCTCCAATGAGCCTGACTCACGAAGGTCTGCTAGGCGCGGTTCAGCATTTGCTCCACGGTCTTCAATGCTGCGATTGAGCTGACAAAGGCAAATGAAGGCAGCACCTGAATTACCGGTTTCCATGGCAGCTTTTTTGATGCTGCGACTAATTTCACTGACCTCGACAGTGCGGTTGTTGTTTCGACGGTGCGCAGGAACCAACTGCAGGTAATCGATTATGAACAACTTGGTGTTCTTTTCTTTCGCAAACCTTCGAGCCTCAGATCGTATGTGGCTGATGTTCTTGTCGACCGAGTCTTCTATGTGGATTGGCAGGCTGGCCACCTGCTTGACGGCCTTGAACAATGCCTGCTCGTCCGCAAGCTTTCCTGACTCCAAGTAGCTCTGCATATCGATGCCGCTATGGCACCCAATCAGCCTGTTGCCAACTTGATTGAAAGGCATTTCATACGACCAGTAGACGCAGTGTTTTCCTTGCATGGCCGCATTGCGCATGATCTGAACAGCAAATGCCGACTTACCACGTCCTGGACGAGCAGCAATGATGTTCATGCTGCCAGGTTTGAAACCTCGTATGATTTTGTCTACCGACGGTATCTCAGTAAGGATGCCATTCTCAGGCAGGCCTGAGCCGTATGCTGACTGAAGTAAATCAATGAGTTCAGCCCATGCTGCTTTCTGGTTTTTTGATGAAGCTGACCTCGTGGTGACATCAAAGAAAGCGCTCTCCATGTGGTGCAACAGCGCATGGACACCCACCTCTGGGTCGCTGCACATGTTGATGGTGTCGTGAAACCTTTTGAAAATCCTTCGCCTGATACAGGCGTTGTTTAGGTCGTCCCAGTAGTAGGACAGATTGGCTGATGCAGGTGCGCCATCGATGAGCGAATCAACAAACATGACAAGACCACTGGCCTCCTTGCACACTGTGGTTGCCTCGATGGCCATGCCCTGATCACTAAGACGTGCCATTGCCTGCCATACCTGCTTGCAACGCATCTCGTTGAAGTGGTCTTCAGTTGTTCCAAGCTCAATTGCTTTTTCAAATGCCCCCGAAAGGCAGCAACCGAGAAAGGCTTTCTCAGCTGAGACATCCATCGGGACCTCTACCGAAATTGCCATGGGTGATGTTTGTTTATCTGTCATTCTCAACTTGCGGCTCATCGTTCAGTCCGTGAGCCCTCATTTTGTTTTGTAAATCGTCCATCAGGTTGATGATTTTGGCTTCTCGATCACGCCGGGTTTCATTGGGACGTGTTTCCGGTCGCTGGCATGTCAATGTGACTGCCCTGCCCTTCCCGTTTGATTTCTTCACAATCCAGCCGTCATTGATCAGAGCGTTGAGTTCGGCCCAAAATTTGCGCGGATGCATTTTCAGCGCTCTGATCATTGACGTCTTACTTTCAAAACACCGCCCCCTCATGGTCACGTAGCAGAAGATCGCAAGCTGGTGAGCGTTGAAACCCTGCTCAAAAATCCACGCTGGAATGAATGGCCTTTGGTTCATCGAAGGTGTTTGTTCTTTATCTCTGCTATCAGTGTTTTGCCTTCCGCTCCGCACGCACCAAGCCCGACTATGAACGACTTCAGGATGCCTTTGTCCTTTGTGCCTTTGCACAGCTGTCGCTTGACATAGGCGAGGTATTCGTGGCCGTCTGACCTGTAGTGGATGCCTTTGGGTGAGGCGGGTGGTAGTTGTGGTTTCGGGTCGTAAAAAAAGATCTGCTGAGCCCTAAACCGTGTTGCAAAGTCCTGAAGGAGGCTCGGAAGTTGGCTCCAAGCCTCCTTCCTCAGGACTAGTTTCTTGTATTCCCCCACTATGGATGTTTCGGTCGGACAAAATCTGTCCAACCCCGCTCCGACTTATTCACAGGCCTCCGTAAAGGCTAAGTTCACGTGGTTGCGTCGGTGTGTGTGATGGCCACGTATCCAGCGTCAAACAGCTCTGTAACGTGGTGTAGGCTTCGTTAAGCTCTCGCTTGGCTCGTGCAATGTCGTCATTGCTGAAGGTGTATATTCCAGCCTCAAAAGGCGGCTCCTTCTCAATGACTGCCCAATACCAGCGCTTGATCCCCAATCCAGCCTTCGCGGCAATGTCACGATAGTTGGCTTCTTGCCAGCTGTATTTGAACTGCCTTGAGGTCCTCATGAACTCCCACTCAGATGCGCCACCTTCACGGGTTGTCTTGATGTCAACGATCACGCCGTCTTTCTCCATATCAATGCGGCATTTGGCATCGATGTTTTTCCTGAAGCCGTTGGCAAACACTGACAACTCATGTCGGGCACCTTTCATTGACTGAATCTCAGGCAAGGCTTGGAACGCATCGGCCATTGCGATGACCTTCTCAAGTTCCTTCTCCTTGATCACCTCAGCGCCGTTTTCCTTAACCTTAGCCCACCACTGCTTGTTTTCTTTCTTCCGTCGGTCTTGTCGTTCATCCGGGCAGACTATGACTTCCTTGTGGAATCGTTCTGGCTCCAGAACAAACATGTGAAACAACCGACCGAATCGAAAACACTCGGTGTCAATGTTGGGGATGATCCCCGTCCACTTCGCGTGAAAGCGCTTGGGTGACTTGCCCATTTCTTTCAACAGCGAGGTGGACAGGGCGCCGTCCTGACGGTAATCAGGATCGGCCATCCCATCATATATCCCGGTCTTTGTCTCAGAACGGAACGGCATCGACTTCTTCCTCAACGATGGTGTTTACAGAGGTATCATTCCCGACCAGCGCTTTGTATTCATCGCTTGCTTTGACCTCATCGCGAGCCCAAGGCGGGAGCTTGTCCCAGTTTTTAGGGTGCTCCTTGATGTCATACACGTAACCAGGAATGATCTGCTCCGGACAGGTAAGGTCCTCGTGCATGCTGCCAATACCAGTGATGCGGTCCTTTGTATTGCCATCGGCGGTTACCTTGTGAGTGATGGTCACCATGCATGGCTGCCCTAAAACAGCGTCCAGGTCCCATCCCAGTAGTTCCTTCTGCGTAAATGCCGCACCACGCCATGCTTCAAGGTCTTTGCGCAACGCGCCTTTCTCATTGAGTGTCCTGGTGTAGGTGATGGTTTTCACAAGTGGCTGAGGTCCGTCTTCTTCACGGAACGTAGCTTTGTGTTTCGGGAACTCGAACATCAGCGCCACACGTTTGCGTGGTCGTGATTTGCCCTGCCAATCAGACATGATAGTGCCAAGGTCCATGATCCCGACGCAGCGGGCGATTTGTGATCCCTGCGGGACCATAGGTCTGGCAATGCCAGCGTTTTCTTCAATACTCAATCTAAGTGCCATATGTTTTTCCTTTCTGTTTTGCTGCTTCAGGGCACACCTCCGGCGTTACGCCTGTCACAGCGGTTTGTTTTTGGTGTTGGCGAGCACCTACTCGCCAGTCTCGGAATCGACGCTTACACCCGCGTCTAGGTCCTCTGCCCGGCGAAGTATTATTGCTTCCCGGAGTGCTTCTAAATCAGTGTGCTGAAGTATCGTCAACAGGTCTTCTAGGATCATAATTCCGACCCAAGGTCTGTTCTTTGACTTCCAGGCAATCACTGGCATTTGGTCATCCCTACAATCGCCACACGCTTGAGCTAGCCAGTCTCGTATCTGCAATCGCTCGGCACCTTTACTTTCCCAGTGGATCGGGAGATCCTTACATTCCACGTCTGCAGCGTCGTGTCCTGCTTGGGATTGGTAGAAACCGGTTCGTCTTGCAATCCACCCAAACTCCTTAATCAAGGAGGCTAGGGCCCTTTCTGTTCTGGCGCCTTTCTGGCGACTGTTGACCATAAATTATCGAACCCAACGATCGGTTCGTTTGATTTGCGTTGTCTCAACCCCTGCCTCCCACTTGCGATATGCGGCCATGCACATCTCATACAGTTCATCGTAGTTGCCCATGCTGCTTTTGTTTCCATACCTATGGTAGCCAGCAAGGCCTGTGCGGAGGGCAAGGATTGGTGATTTGTGGTGCAGGTTCGCACCGGTTACGAATCCATGATGAAATTCCCGAGCCTTTTCGGGATCCTCAACGTGGATTTTCCAGTAGAAGGCACCGTAGGCTACCCCGAGGAGGTATTGGTTGGCTTTGCCAGCAGCCTTTACCGTTTCAAGAAACCCAAGGTCGTTGGATAACAGTTGTGCCCTGTCCTGCTTGTTCGTGTCGCGCAAACCAGCTGCATTCAAAATCTTGATTGCGATCTGGTCTGACATCCACTCATTGGATCGATACAGCTTCCTAGCCTTTGGGCGTGGTGCTGTGTGTGAGTTGTGCTGGTTGTCCAGCGTGGTGGTTGGTGTGTCTATTGCTATGCTCATCTGTTCTTGCATCTCGGATCCTTTCGTTAGTGTTTCTTTGCTTCTGTGATTGCGCATCCACCCGGACACGCCTCGTGTTCTTCTGTTTAAGGTATTAGTCTGCATAAATTGATTCCTTGACTTAGCTGGCTGTGTTGAGTCCCAATCTGTGGTTGATATGCCCGGTGTCAGAAAGGATGGCAGAGCCATAAAAAGCATCGCTGTTGATGAGGAGTTGTGGGAGCGATGGGAGAAGCACTGTTGCAGAGATGGCAACGGTGATGTTGTCCCGCGCGCCAAGTCGAAGCGCATTGAATATCTGCTGAGGCAGGATGTAGAAAAAAACCGCAGACGAAAGTATCCTCCCGAGGATTGGCTTGAGTAGGTTTGTTGCTTTCATATGCAGTTGATCAACTGAATGGTTATCGCTACCGACACCTTTACTCTGCCATGCTAGCAAATTTCCTACCAGTAAAAGTTCTGCCTCGGAAAGCCCTTTTGTAATCCGTTGCATTCTACTGGCTTCCAATATCTTCTACACATTTTTTAAAGGTTTAGGTGTATTAATTGCCTTGACGGTTGCATTTTTTTTAGGCATTCCTGCCAGCGCATGCCTTAAATTGATGTAAGGTTTTTTGCTACCAGTTCAATAAACGTTCAGACATACTATGGCCGCTCCAAAGCAGATCAGCTTCAGACCAGACGAGGAAATTCGCCACATCTACGACTTGTTCATGGATGACGACTGGCTGGAAACAGTGGCAATAGCTGCTGGGGAAAATGGCGTAAACGTGGATTATGGCGACTTTGCCTTGAGCCCTAAGGTTTTCATCAGTCACCTGATTCGCAAGGAATACGAGCGGGTCGAGAAGTATATGAGAAAGCCGGGCAGCCTGAACGATCTGCAGGTTTTTGAGGCCGTCAAATACAAGGATTGGCCAGATCTGGTGCCTGCCAAGGTTGAAATTCCATCAGGTGAACTTACTCGTAAATGTTGTGAAAACGGCTGGGAAAGCTGGTATACCCGGTTGGATCTAAATAACGGGCCAGTACCAGACGAAGGCCATCAGCTTAGTTTGGGCGAGGTCATGATGCTGTATAGGCGGGGCATCATTAACGGTGAGCGTATTGCCGAGTTCAGGGGCGCAACTTCAATGCACGTTTACCAAGACCCTGAAAACGGCGAACTGATCAAAGCATACCACACCAACCTTGGCGTGATTGAGCATGCTGTAGACCAAAGATACTACAAGTATGAAGCCGAATTCACCGGTCCCAAAGATGGCGAAGGATACATAAGCTGGCGCATGGCTAAGGTTCAACCGGCGCTTGGAGACGGCATTGACCTGAGTAACGGGAAGGAGATACAGAACCTCATCACCGCCGATAGCTTTAGGGTCGAATTAATTGAGCTTCCAAACGGTGCTATATACAGCCGAAAAACCAAGGTCAACGCAAATGGCGATGGCGTGGATATACCTGCAGTTCAACAAATCCGAGATGCGCAAAATGACAAGGAGGCCCCTGAAATCCCGGATCAGGAAGTAACTGCCGAGCAGATTGCTGAGTGGGACAAACAGAGCGAGGACTATGAGCAGGCGCGCGCGATTGCACATTTTGAGGCAACGGTTGACACCATTGAACATCGAATCCGCAAACACCGCGCAAAGTATTATCTCCCCCACCCTGACTACAAAAAATTGGCGAATTTGGCTGCAGCGGCATTTAGGCGGGGAGATGAAAACCCGATTGAGAAAACATATGCATATGAGATGCCCCCGCGAGTCATTAACAATGACGGCGAGCTAAACCGCAAAGAATACCAACGCTGGGTTGTCACCGACAGGAACCTGCATCTTCAGGAATTTTACAAACGCACCGAAACGCACATCCCACAAGGTGCAGTTGGCAAACCGCTGGTAGAATACCTCCGAGCGCTGCACCTGCCATTACTTGAGCATGATCCTCGCGAGACGGGCGAGGAGATCGACCCAGAATACTACGAAGAATACACCGAGGCGCTGTCCCGACCTATGGACCGCAAGTCGCTGCTAAGCATGTGCCAACCAGGCTCAAAGGTCTCAACCGAACGCTGCTTCCTTGCCATCTTGGCCTTCATGGCTCACCGAATAGATCACGTCAAATCAGCATGGGCGCTGATAGATGCCATTACCCCCACGTTAAAACAATTGCGGACAAAAAAGCAGATCACACGCAAACAAGCATACGACCAGCTACGCAGACTGAGGCAAACTGAACACCTTCCAGGCTTGCGCCCGGCAACCTATTGCTCCCTGATTTACTTCCTACGCCCTACTCAGGATGGATACATGCTGTCATCCCACACAGCCAAATCCATCAACCTAATTGCTGGTGACGACATCATTCAGCTAAACCAATCCGGCTATCCTACAGACGAAAATACCGCTGAAAATTACGAAGCTTATTGCCAGATCATTGACCACATTGGTGCGCATGGTCATCACAAACAAATGAGCGGCGCTGAAGTTGAGGAGCGGTTGCAATCATACAGCGAACCATTGGTTGGCGAATGGCGCGAATACCTTGGGAAGTTCGAGAATGTCAGATTGCGCTGACCCGCCCTACTAGGTTCTCAGTTCCTTTGGTCAGTTTCTTTGATTAGTTAGAGGTTCCAGTGTGGAACCGACCTGGGTTCCACTGTGGAATCGACCCTGCTGCTAGTTTCTTGCCGCCAATTTGGATGATTTAGAATCATTCTCAGCCTTGGACTTTTCGCGCATCTCTGCCCACATCTCCAAAAGCCTGTCGTAGACAGCTATGTTGAAAATGTATTCTGCCATGGTGTGACAATGATCATGGAAATCACCCATTCTGTAGTCTTCGTCTCCAAATGCTGCATTGGCCCTGTCGAGAAGTTCTTCGTTTGCTTCGGACACCATCACGATGAATTCCAATCCTTCATTCAGAACCGCCTTGTCAGTGTGATGCTGGATTTGTTCATCGAAACTGAAATCATCCGGTTCCACCCCTTCGTCAATTATGTTCAAAGCGCAATTTTCCACGCCTCGCAGAAATTGCTCGTAGTTGGTCATTCGCAGTAGTCGTTTCATTTGCTTGTTCCTTTGTGGTTTTTTGACAAGCCCAGCGATTCAGGCGTCAGATTCCAATAGGCCTCAACGTCCTTGAGCACCACTAGTGACTTGTAGTTTTTGAAAAATGGCCCTACGCCGGTGCCGCCCCAGTGAACGGTCTTATCGAGGCTCTGGGTTTTGGCTGAGTAGAAGCTGAGAGCTGTGTGTCGGAGCACGTTGTCATACTTGCGGTCCGTAATTTTGGCATCAACCCTCATCTGCTCGAATGCTTTGCGGTATCGATACGATGATTCGACGCCATCCTGAACCTCCGGCACAATTGGTTGGGACGTGTCCAACCACGGTAGAATTGCAGCCTCAAGCTCCACGGTTCGCACGTCACGTTTTTTGGCAACTTTCGGCAGCACTTTGATCACCAAATCCTCGGAGTCAACTTGCTCCCAATCCAGCCGCTTAGCCTCCTGGTTCCGCAATCCCGCAAACAACTGCAGAGCAACCAACGACTGAATCGGTGTTCCATAGGCGGCTTTCAAGACCGCTTTGGTTTGCGCCAATGTAAGCGCCACATTGTCTGTCCCCTCAACCTTTGGTTTGGCAACCACGTCCAGCGGGTTTGAGGTCACATATCCAAACTTAATTGCCCAGTTGAAAAGCTGACCGCATTTGGTGATGTAGTTTTTCCTAGTCTGCGCTGATGCGTTTTCGGGGATCATCCCATCCAATGCTTCGCTGGTAACCTGGTGCAACTTGAGCTGACCAAAGGCTCTGTTCAGCTTGTTTGTAAATTGTCTCAGTTCGCCCAAGGTTCTTTCGGTCAGGTTTTCCTTCGCCTTGTATTTCAAAAACTCTGCGCACGCTGCATCGACTGATTTTTCTGAGCCGGGTTCGACGTAGTTTTTGATGCAGTAGTCAACCGCTTCGGACAACGAAACAATCGGAACCTTTTTCAGAAGCTGATACGCCATCTCAGCATCAGCAACCTGCCCACTTGTCAGCCGAGTCTTTGCGTAGGTATCAACCTCGGTCTCAGACTTCTCACTGAACTCAATCTGCTGCCTGCATCGCTCGGCTTTATCGTAGTCCTCAAAGAACCTCCTGACACGCAATCCGTGACGCATTGTTCCGGACACCAACCATGCTCGCTTACCGTTGTTGTAGGTATACCGACTGATGGAAAATTTGGACCGCGGCTTAGGCATGAGTCGAACTTTAATGTCAATTTTAATGTCAACAAGCAAAAAACAACCACCAAGGAACCGCATGTGAAAACTTTCACAAGGCATGATTCGGGTCTGTTTGAGGTGATTAGGGCATAAAAAAACCCCAGTATTTACTAGGGTTTGATGAATTTTATTAGGAAAGCAATGGCGGAGAGAGCGGGATTCGAACCCGCGGTCGCAGTTATCCCACGACGACGGTTTAGCAAACCGTTGCTTTCGACCACTGGCTCACGGGCTGAAAAGCGGTTTTACCATTGTTTTTACTGGTGTTTTGTAAATTTTCGCAAACCGCTCGCTCAATGCCTTTAACTGCCATTATCGCCTTTACTGTCAATTTATTGACAATCAGCCGAACCATCCTAGACAGGTGTATTACACCCGTTACAATTATGTGAGTGGCCATTCATTCGCCCTACCCGTCTGCTTTGCCAACACCAAAACCCAGCGACTGACACCTGTGCCCAAAGTGCTTTGCTTTCACGCAATCTGCACGATGGCTGATGAGCATCAGAGCAGTGTTCAGCAGAAAGCTGAGATGGTGGCTGGGTGCCTGGTTAACCTGCAATTTACTCCTCGAACCCAAAACCCTCATGCATATCCCCCACGTCTTCCTGGATCTCGGCAACCTCGTCACCAATCGATGAGATTTCACCCTGAACGTCGTCTAATGCGTTTTCAAGGCGCGTGGTGTTAGCCATCATCCCCAGCAACATCATGTTTCCAAAGCGCGAGCTTGACCGTTCAGCCGCTGGCAGCGAGGCAATTCGCTTTGCAATTAAGGACTCCCCAAGGCCTCGGTCCTTAAAATTCAACCATCCGTGGACGAACTTGATCTCGATAGGTTCCAGTCCACGATCCTCAAAATCGCTCACCAAGCTTGCAAAATAACCGGACAGCGCCTCTCGGTTTTCAGGTGATAATTCGAAATATGAAAATGGCTTTGCTGCTTCCAGAGCTGTAAGTGCTTTTTGAGCTACATCCTCGCGCTGCTTCTTTCGTAAACTGCCTCGTTCTGCAGCCTCTGCTTTACCAATGTGATCACGAAACAACTCAGAAGTTGCAAACATTCCGGGTGGATCAACCTGGACAGAAATCTGATATACGCCCTCCTGATCTATAAATAGCTCGTATGCCTCGCGTGATGAATTGGCACTAATTTCGTGTTCTCGGCGATGGTTTTCGCCATCAATCTGCTTTGTGTATGAACATCTATAGGTCTTCATAGTTGCCAGTTTTTACCCCATCGAAAACCTGCATCCAATTCGAAAAACCCGTTGACGGGTGTATTACACCTGCGACAATTAGTGGACCTGCCTGACGACATGTCGTTCTCAGGGTGACAGGTATGGGTTGCGTAGGAGCTAGCAAGAACCTACACGACAAACGAGACACGGAATACGACACCGA